CCTGGCAATTTCGCCAATGTCTTCCGGTAACTGTTTTTCGTGAAGGTAGCACCAATCAAGCATTCGGCGATATGCCAAATCCTCTGATTCGTCCAGGTGCGCGGTGTGACTCTGATAGTCACCGATGTTGAATTGGTAATAGTGCATTGACCCACCTTTCATCCCACCAAAAAAAGGAAACAGCGGAAGGCGGGTGGGGCGCTTTTCGGTTGGCTCATGACTTCCAACCTATCCGTGCTTCGCAAAAAATTCTACCCCTTAAACCATTTCGGCCGCAACGCCTTCAACTGCCAAACCCGTGCCGACGGAACATCGCTTCCCCATTGACTAACGGCCGCCCTGGTGATTCCCAACAGTTCGGCCAAAGCCTTCGCCGATCCAGCCAGTTTGATTGCTTTTTCTTTATCCATCTTTCCATGTTAAGCGGCCTTGCAAATCTTGTCAAGAGTGGCAATACCTGACAAAGTTAAGGGGTCTTTACAAATAGTGTTTGACAATGTTGTTAAGCGGGCTTAATATTCACCTATGCCCTAACAAATTGCACGGGGTCTTTTAAAAAGGAAATCAAAATGTCAAATCGTGAATACCTCTCATGCGCCGAAACCGCAAAACTCATTCGCGCTGCTCTCAAAGAATCTTTTCCTGGCGTAAAGTTTGCCGTCCGTTCTAGCGTTTATTCCGGCGGCGCCAGCATCAATATTCGTTACGAAAACGGCCCAACTTACAACCAGGTCAAAGCGGTGGCCGGTATGTTTGAAGGTTCTTATTTCGACGGAATGACCGATTACAAAGGCAGCAATTACGGCGCCTTGGATGGCCAGGAAGTTCGGTTCGGTGCTGACTTTGTTTTTGTCAATCGCAAATTTACAAAAGCATTTTTGGAAGGCGCAGTCGAAGCGGCTTGCAAATACTACGGTTACGCAATGCCTGTCATTACCGACGGTTACGACAGCGCCTACATTGCCGACCGGTTGGATTACGAAGCAAATCGCCGCATCATGGCCAAGGTTGAGGAAATCAGCCTTTGCGATACAAAGGAAAGCGCCACCCTGGCCCGTGTGGGGTTCCTGGGTGACGATGGTTACGGTTACGGCGCCGTTGGCCGGTTGGCAGCATAAAGGGGGCGCCATGAACCGCGAACCAACCGATTGGGAAGTTTTGGGGATGGCGCTGGTGGCAGCACCGGCCATCTATGTTTTGATTTGGCTTGCAATGGCCATCTTTTAAGGGGAAAGAAATGACAGTCCGAATCACCAGGGTACACCGCGGCGGTCGCGTGTTCTATGCCGCCACCGTTAGCGGCATTTACCTGGAACGCGCCAGCCTGGCCGAATTGCGTGAAGCCATCGCGGTTCGTGAAAGTTTTGCAAAAATATTTGCATAAAGTGTTGACATTGAAAGTTAAGTTGGCTTAAAATAAAACCATGCCCTAACGGGTCTTTTAAAAAGGAAATTGAAATGAATGCAAACCAATCAAACCGCGACATACAAATGTATGGCTGCAACTTCCAACAATTTTTGGAAGGCGTTACCAACTCCCTCACTTACAAACTCAGCGGCGCCAACATGATCGTAGCGGGCCTTATGTCTGACGCCCAGGAACAAATGGCGTTTGGCGATACCGAAGGCGCCCGCCAAACTTTGAACCGCGCCAAAGGTGTTTTGTTTGCAGTTATGGAAGGCGAATTGAACGCCAGCGGGGTGGCAGCATGAACGCCGTCACCATCACCAACCCCAACCAAATTGCAACATTTATCAACCTTGATTTTGGCATTGCTTCTTTGGTAACCCAGGTCAAAAAAGGTTATGCCGTCACGTTGTTGGACACCGACGCCGAAATGGTCGTGGCCACTCGCATTTATCCCGTGGCCATGCTTGCCCAGGCCATCAACTACGCCAAAAAAATTGCCAATGTTTAACTGGCCATTTCCACCGCCAGGGGGGCCAATCCCCTGGTCGCGTAAGCAAGAACGCGATTACCAAAACCAACGGCGGGACAACTTGCCCCCCGCACCATTTTGAAAGTTACTGCAATGAAAAAAATGATTCGTATTGATCTCGACGGCCCTTACTACCGAAAACCAACGTTTTACCAACGCGCCTGGAATTGGCTGGTTGTGCTGTCACTTGCTGCTGTTTTTGTCTTTTGTTTGTCCGGCTGCTCGACAACATCAACAACCAGCGGAAAACAAGATTTGGTGTTGGATAAAGAAATCCAGCCCATGTCACGGAACGAAGTCGTGTCGGCCATTGGCGATTGCCAGGCCAACAACCTTCGCGCCGTGTTGATGTACGGCAAACGCAAAATCAGCGGTTACACCGCCGACGTTGTGATTGACGTTACTTGCGCCCCCAAATGGTAAAGGAAAAAATCATGGATCAATCATTTAGCAAAGTCGCTGCGGCCTTGGTCAAAGCGCAAAAAGAATTCGGCCCCGCGCTGAAATCATCCAGCAACCCGCATTTCAAATCGCGTTACGCCGACCTGGCCGCTTGCGTTGAAGCCGTTATTGAAGGCTTAAACAACAACGGCATTGCATTGACGCAACGCGTCAGTTCATACGACAACGGCGTGATTGTGGAAACCGTGTTTATTCACGAATCCGGCGAATTGATAAATTGCGGCCAACTGCACGTTCCGGCCAGCAAACAAGATGCCCAGGGTTACGGCAGCGCGTTGACGTATGCGCGTCGTTATAGCCTCATGGCGGCCTGTGGTATCGCGCCGGAAGATGACGACGGCAACGCGGCCAGCAAGCGCCCAACAGCGCCAGCAATCCCAACGCCCGACATTACCGACCACCTGGCAGCCATCCAGGCCAGCGCCAACAGCGACGAATTGGCCAAAGTGTTCAAGGAAGCATTTGATGGTTGCCAGGGCAACCAGGTATTGCAAGCCAAAGTGATGGCAGCCAAAAAAGAACGCGTGGCCCGTGCCAAAAAAGATTTATCAACCAAAGGAAATTAAAATGTCTGACGAAATCGAACAACGCACCGACGAATGGTTTGCCGCCCGCCTGGGCAAAGTCACCGCGTCCAAAGTAGCCGACGTGATGGCCCGCACAAAATCGGGTTATTCCGCAACGCGTGAAAACTACATGGCCCAACTGGTGGTCGAACAAATTACCGGAACCCGCCAGGAATCGTTCACCAACAGCGCCATGCAATGGGGAACCGACCAGGAACCCTTTGCCCGCGGGGCGTATGAAGCCGCCACCGGCAACATGGTTGAGGAAGTGGGCTTCGTGAACCACCCAACCATTGCAATGGCTGGCGCGTCACCTGACGGCCTGATTGGCGACGACGGTTGCGTGGAAATCAAATGCCCCAACACGGCCACCATGATTGAAACGCTGCTGACCGGCGCCGTGCCGCAAAAGTATTTCGCGCAAATGCAATTTCAAATGGTTTGTGCTGGCCGCGCCTGGTGCGATTACGTGGTGTTTGATCCACGAATGCCAACCAAGGCGCAACTGTTTATTAAGCGCGTACCGCGTGACGAAGTTTTTGTGGCCGAAATGGAAGCGGAAATCATCAAGTTCCTGGCCGAAACCGCGGTCAAGGTCGATCAACTTAAAAAAATCATTGGGGAATAAATCATGGCAAAACTTATAAACGAAATTAGCGTAATCACCGGCTCGTACACCAACAGCCAGGGGCAGCAAAAAAACCGTTATCAGCGGATCGGTTCAATCATTGACACCAAGAACGGGCCAATGTTGAAAATTGACGTTATCCCGTTGAAGGAAGGCGGTTGGGACGGTTGGGCATACATCAACGAACCACGCGAACGCGACGAACAGCCGCAAGGCCAGCAACGTCGCCAGGCGCCGCAAGGCAGCGGGTTCGACGACATGAACGACGATTTGCCAAACTTCTAAGAGGCTGGCCATGCAATTGGATTTTTTTGGCGACGAAGGCGATTACCTGGCGCAACTGAAAACCAACTGGCGGGCCACCATCGAAGGCGACGGGGGCCATTGCCCCTGTTGCGGGAAGTGGGGCAAGGTAAGCCCCCAAGGCATGAACGAAACACGCGCCCTGGCCCTTTTGTGGCTTTCCCGCGCCCCTTCCGACGTGGATGGTTGGGTCGATGTTCCAAAGAACGGCCCGCGCTGGCTATTGCGCGGCAAAACGCACACGACGTTGCAGCATTGGGGGTTTGTTGAACCAGGCGTAAACAACGATGAAACAAAAAAAGCGGGTGGCGCCTGGCGCGTTACGCCAAAGGGCTTGCACTTTATTTGCGGAACGATTACTGTTCCCCGTAAGGCATACATTTACAACAACGTTGTTGAAGGCTGGTCGGACGAATGCGTTTTGTTTAGGGATTGCTTTGGCCGCCATTTTGACTATGCTGAAGTGATGGCTGACAACTTCAACCTGAATGCGATCAAATTATGAATTGCTGCGAAAACTCTTGCCAGGATGCCCCAGGATGCCCCGTTCATCAAACGGTATGGGTTTGTCCGTTCTGCTATGTAAAAGGCTGCCAAACGCCCGATTCTTGCCGTAACGCTACTGGCTTTTTTTATTTGGGGGAAGTGATGAACAAATTTATTGATTGCTGGTTTTCGGGGCGTTTTCTTAAACACCCGATGGTAGTGGCGGTAATATTTTATTTAATCGGATATGTGGTTGGGAGTGGCACATGAACATCATTAAACTAGCAAAGCCTGGACGAAGTGGCCAAAGAATTTGAAAAAATGCGGGCATTTGGCGACACCGCTTCATCATTTGCGGTGTTTGTCAGGAACATGAAAAGTTAAGCCACAACGGCGCCGGTTTTCAATTGCGCCAGCGTTTGGCCACCGGTGTATTGGAAATGCGCCAGTTCACGAAATGATTTCCATTCACCAGCCCATTCCAGCCCCGCTTCTTTTCCTAGTTTGCCAATTCGCGCCCAAACAGGATGTGATCCGTCCCAATCGGGTTTGCCGTTGACCAGGGGGACAACATCCACCGCACATCGCCAGTTATGCCAAGAATCGCCAGCCTTTGCGTTGGTGACAATCTTGCCTGGTGCGCTGCGCCCTTGGGCATATAACGCGTTTTGGCTTTCCTGGTCGCGGTAAGTGGAAGTCACCAAAATGTCAATGCCTTCCATGTTGCAAAGTATGATGAAACGTTCCACGCGTTCTTTGACCGGTGGCAATAGTTCGTCCAGGCTGCGGCTGGAAATCATTTGGTTACGCCTTGCACTTTTTCGTAAGTTCGCAAACCGCCCAAACCCAACATTCCCAACAACAATTGCCAAAGGTTGTCGTCAAGGCCCACCAAAGGCGGCAAAGGATGGCCAGCGGCCGCAAATGCACCCTGGGCAATAGGACGTACCAGGTATTGATAAAACAGCGCCAAAGCGCAAACCCAACCGATGGCAGGGCGCCAGCCAGCAACAAACACCGACGAATTGGCGGCTTCAACTTTGTTGATTTCCAACTGGCCGGTGATTTGTGCCAGGTCGCCGGATTGCTGCAATTTCAACAATTCAAGTTTTGCGGCTGCCGCCTGAGTTGGATCGGGCCACAAACGATCAATTAGTTTGCCGCCAATGTCCAACGCTGCTGAAACTGGATCGAACGCCATATCAATGCCCCTTCATCCAACTGATTGCAAACCCCACGGTGCTAGAAACAAACGACACAAACGCCATGCCAGCCCAAAACCCGCCGCGGCCCTGGTTAGCCAGGGCGACCAGTTTTTCCAAACTGGATTCCATTTTGTCCATTTTGGTTTCCATTTGGTCAAACCGGCGTTCATAGTCCTGAACCTTTTGCCAAAGGACACCGTATTTCACGGGATCAATTTCGGGTTGCATAACAGTTAATCCATTTTTGGTTCAATGCGTTCTTTTGGCCCCGCGGTAGAAGGGTTCTTTTTTCCTTTTTGACTTACATCTTGAAGGGTTGATCCCGCGCCTGGTTCCAATGATTTTTCCACGGCGGCTTTTTCCTTGCGTGACCGAATAAACTTTCGGGCTTCAGTTCCAACTGGATAGCCGCCAACAAATTTCAAACCGGCCACGTTGCCCAATGCTTCAGCGCCACCGGCGGCCTTGTTGGCCAGGTAGCCCACCAGCGTGTTGGAATTGTTCACATAGGAACCACGGGGCTGGAATTGCGTATAGTTTGCCACGTTGCCCAATGTTTTCAATTGCAATTGGGTTTCAGGATCAAAGATTTCCTGATAATTCCGCACGTCGTCCAGCGATTTCAAAGCCTTGTTGTAATTGGCCTGGCTGAAGTTTCCTTTGCCGTCCACAATGCCAGCCTTGTCCGACAACCAATTGATGGTTCCGGCCTTGATGTGCTGGTGGCCAACCGAATCACGGCCCAACGTTTCCACCATCGTGTTTACGTTTTTATTGACGCCGCGGATCACATACTTGTCAAAAAACTTGTCGGCCGATACGGTTTCATTCACCGCGGCTTTATATGCGGGGTCTTTTTTCAGCGCGTCAAAACGTGACTTTGCCAAGCCGCGGGCGGTGTCAGCCAAGGGTTTCAATTGCGCGGCGCTGCCTTGCAATGGCAAGTCTTCCAGGGCTTGATAAACCAGGCTGGATGCCATCGAACGGTTGCCGTCGCCGGATCGTTCAGCCTTGCGGATTTCGGCAGCCAGGTTGGTTCGCAATGCTTCAAATTGCTCAAACGTCATTGGCTCACCTTCGCGGAACCGTTTAAGGTCGGCGGCAATTTCAGGCGGCACAAAGTTGGTTTTCAATTTTTTGGACAACAGCGCGTCGGCGTTTTTGGCCAATTGCACACCATCAACGGGGAAAGTGCCGCCGTTGGCGTCTTCTAATTTTTTGTATGCGCTGGTAATTTTTGTGCTGCGGTCAGCGTCCAATGCTTTGTATGCGTCGATTAACGCTTCGCTGGATTCAATGGTGCGCGTTGAATACACGTCCGGCGCGGCCTTTTCACGAATCAGCGGCACGTTGTCCACCAGGGCTTTGTTTTGCTCGTTTAAGCGGTATGCAAGCGCCTGGCCTTCGGGTGTTCCACGGGTGTTTTGTTCCTTGGAAATTTTCACCAGGTCGCCGGTGGCTTGGCCTTCGGTCAAACGCACGGGAACCGGCAACGAATCGCCTTCCAGGTGACGCAACACCACGGGCGAATTTACTTTGTCCAAAGGCATATTGCCGTACAACTGCTGAAATTCAGGCGTGGCCGTTTGTAGGGCTTGCTTGATAATTGTGGCGTCGGGCGTGGCGGCTGCACCAACGCTTGCGCGGCCACCGCCTGGTTGCGCGTAAGGCGCGGCTTGGGTAGGCTGGCCAGCAACCGGAGGCACAACGCCTGAAACGGCGGTTGGCGCTTTAACGGTTGTAGTGCCAGGCGCAACGGCTTCCACCGCACGAACAACACCGCGCTGCACAACGTTAGGCGTGACAGCCTGGGCGCCTTGCTTGACAGCCTGGCCAACGTAACCGGCTTCGGTTTTGATAACTTGGCCAAGTTTGGTTTGACCGGCTGCTTTCACGGCCGAAGGTGTAGCCAACAATAACGTGTTCATATACGATTCAACGTCGGCCTTTGGTAAACCAGTTTTTTTGGCAATTACATCGGCGCCTTTGTCCATGTTGGCGCCAATGTAATTCATCAATTGTTGGCTTGCTTCGCCTTTGTATTCGGGCGTATCAGTCACGCCAAAAAATTTACCAACGACATTTTTGTCGCTGCTGCTTTCGGCTGTTGCTGCTTTTGCGGCGGCTTCAGGCGACATTTGTGTGCCGTAATAAGCCCGCGCCAACGGATAAGCCAAAACGTCCAACGTTCCGGTAATTGCATTGATACCAGTATCGGCCAGGCTGGCGGCTGCGCGACCTTGGCCACGGAAAAATTCGCTAACTTTACTGGCCACCTTGCCGCTTGTTTTTTCAACAATACCTGGTTTGGGTGGTTCAGGATTTTTAAATGCGTCGTTTACCGTGCTGTTAATGTCCTGTTCTTTAATGCTGGAAAATTCGGTCGTAGATGGTGACGACGGCGCCGACGATTGTGCCGGTGCTGGCGCTGCTGATGTGCCGCCCGTTACTTTTTGAACGTAACTGGTTGGGTCTTTGGTGACAAACCCGCCGTAATCTTTTAAAGCCAAATCAACATTGCCGCCGTGGCGTTTAATCAATTGCGTCAAATATGTCCTGGCGGCTTCGCGTGATTCGTTTTCGTCAAACGGATTAAATTTCATGCCCTGTTTGTGCAACATTTGGACAGTTTCAGGCAAAAACTGATATGGCCCCATTGCCTTGGTTTCTTTATTGACGGCAAAAGGGTCTTTGCCGCTTTCAACCTTTTTTAGTCTATCCAGCAATTGATCGGAAATAACTGACGCTTGATTGGCCGGTGCGGCCGCTGGCGCGGGCGCGGCTGCTGGCGCTGGTCGTGATTTGACTTTTGTGCCAAAGGCGTCACTCACCGCGCTGTCAATTTGCGACGTATCAAATAGTTCGGCGGCCATTATTTACCCCCAACCAGTTTTTGCATATCGTTAATTTTTTTAACCAGGTTTTGGTAACCAGGCGAATTGGGGCCGCCCGCTTGCGTCACCACTTCGCGGATGGCTTCCTTGTCGCTGTTTCGCATGGCGTCGTACAAACGAATTGCGTTGATGCCGTCGGCGCCCAATGTCTGCGTCCAACGTTGTTGGAATTCGGTGGCCGAAAACGGGTTTTTTGTGCGATTGAAATTGTTTTCAATGCCTTGGTTAAACAATTCCGTGCCGGTGGTCAATGCGCGATTCACGCGGGCGGTTTGCTTAATGGCTGGCGCTGTCCATTCTGTTGTGCCTGAAATTTGGCCAGCGATTGCGCGACCAGCGTCCGTACCGCCAAGGCCGGATGATTGCGATAATGAGGCCGTTTGCATTGCCATGTAATGGCCCAACTGATTCAGATTTGTTGCGTTGTCGCTGGTAAACGGAAGTCCGGCGTAGCCGCCGGTCAACGAACCAATAAAGTTGGCGCCCCGACCGGTAATAACGTCGTCGGCCAACTTGATGATTTGGTTGTTGTTAAATTGTTGCACGGGCGCTTGCGCGGCCGCATTTCGAACGGTTGTGCGAAGGTTTTGTGCAACTTCCAGCGTGGCAGCGTTTTCGCCAGGGGGCATCCGAACGGGCGCATTATTGGCTAAGGGTGCGGGTGCTTGATTTCCAACAACCGCGGGCGCCAATGGTTGCGGTTGAGTATTTGATTGCAAAACGGGTGAAGTAACAGCGGTGCCAGGCGCCTGAACATTGTTTTGCGGCAACACACCGCCACCCTGAACGCCGGTGGGCATTCGATTGGCGGCGGGGCCGCCTGGCTGCATTGCTGGATTTGCGCCACTAGGAATTGTCACTTCGCCCAACAATTCGCCGTTTGCGCCGTAAGCAATTGCCGTTGGGTTGTTGTTCATGTCCACGCGGCCGGTTGCTTCGTAACGCGCACCTGGGCCAAGTTGGTTGGTCACCAAAGGCGCTTGGCCAACTTGGATGCTTGGCGCTTGGCCAGCAACCGAAGGACGGGTGACTGTTGGCAAAATTTGGGCGCCGGTGTTTACTGTGCCAGGCTGTGGATTAAATTGCGTTTCTTGCGTTGCAACCGGCAACAACGTTTGTGCGCCGGTAATCGCCAACTGTGCAAAATTTGTGCCTTCAGGCATCTTGCCCCAAATGGTTTTGTAAGAATCAGCCAGGCGTCCAAGGTCTTTATTGTCGGGATTGGTCGCCACCAAATCGTCCAAGGCTTTTAAATACGTGTCTTTGTTGTTGACACCGGCTTTGCCCAAAATATTGAACGTTTGACCGACCAATGCTTTTTGGTCTTGCGTCAAACCCATTTTGGCTTTGTTGGCTGCCGTTTGGGCCGTGCTTAAATCAGACACGTTTTTCAAAACGTCGCGGCCGGTCAATGGCGCAATTTTTGGAATGGCTGCATTGACTTTGCTCATGTCAATGTTGCCGTCGGTTTGGAAGTTTTCAGGATTGGAAAAGAAGTCTTGCAGCCCAACGCGTTCGGTGTTGGCTTGCTTTTCTTTTTGCAGCGCAATCCCGCCGCGGCCAATGTTAATCATGTCCGACAACGAAATTGGTTGCGGCGCTTTGATTTGGGCGCCAATTGGTTCAACGTTGAAAGTAGCCATATTTTTCCCCTTAACCTAAAAGCGCGTACATCATGGCGGCATTGCCAACGCCTTGCATTGCGCCCGAATAGGCGTTTGCCGATCCAACCTGGCCACCAGCAATTGCATTGGCGCCGCCAACGGCCAACTGGCTCAAATTGGTGGAAGTGTTTTGGCCAATCTGATTTGATTGATTTTGTGCGTTTTGACCAATACCGGCCACACCGGCCAGGGTGTTGTAAATGTCACGACGCTGCGCCATGTATTGCGGAAGGGCTGTTCCCATCGTGTAGTCAATTGCAAACTTTTGGCCAGCCCGTTGAACATTTGATCCACCGCCGCCAACGTTCATGCCTTGCATGGCGCCGCCGGTTCCTTGCTCAACCGCAAATTGATAGCCAGGCATATTTCGAATGTCGTCGGCCGTGATTGGCCTTGTCAGGCTTGGCAACATTTCATTGATGCGGGTCAGCGCCCCATATCCGGCTTCACGATACGGTTTGTTTTGCGCGTTCAGAATGTCGAACATTTCGCGTTGTTGCTGTGACGCCTCACGCGTTCCTTGCAATTGCGTGTTCGCGGCGCTTTCAGCACCTTTTGAACCCATGTAACCGCCTATAAGGCTTGTTCCACCAACAATTAACGCGGCAGTTATAAATGACATTTTATTTTCCTTCCAATTTTTGCATTTCGCCAATAATTTGTTTTAGTTTGTTACCTGGGCCAAACATGGCGGTGTCGTCGGCTTCCACTAATTCTTGTTCAATCTTTTCAATGTCCGTTTCGTCCGTTTTATGAAACGTAATTCCAACCGAATCCATAGTCGCCAAAGTAACGCGCTTGGTTCCTGGTTGGCATTCCACAACATCACCGGCCTGAAGTTTTTTCATGCCTTTTTCCGTCCAGGCAATTATCTCGCCCTTCGCGCATAAAAAGAAGTGGGGTTGCTTATGAACCTTGCCAACAATCAACGTTCCGGCCGGACGGAATAAGCGACGGCAATACATACCAGGCACAAAATAATGCTCAGTCACCAAACCTTCCGCTTGCGGATGTTTAATCATTTCCGCTTGCAGCCGTTCGATTTGATCCCGCGTCGGGGTTTCATTAAAAATTTCAAGTTCAGTCAAAACGTACCCCCGCCAATGCCATTCAAGGCCGTCAAATCGGTAAATTTGCCCGCGGCCGGTGTTGTCAGGCCGATGGTTGAATTGTTGATTACCGCATTGTTGATTGCAACGTTTGAAATAATGCCACCATTGATAATGACGTAAGCAAAAGTCGCCGACGCAACATCGGGATTTTGCAGCCAAATAGTCCATTCACGCGCTGGCCTTCCGGTCGTTTTATCAAGAAATTCTGATTGTGGATACCGAATGTTTGTGGATGATGAAGGATTGGGGGCAACCATTAGTTATCTCCCACCGACGCCTTCAGGTTTGCGGAAACAATCACCGCCTTGATCGGGTCGGTTACCACCACTTCAAAAATGCGGTCACGCGACCAACCCAAGCGGCGCCAAATAGCACGGTTTTGATACTGGCCAATTTTGCCAATTGTGATCCAATGTTCGTTTGACCAGGTAGAACCGCCGTCATTTGACCAACGTAACATTGCCTGGGGATCGTTGCCTTGGCCGGTTGTAAGTCCAACGCCAGGCTGGAATTGGATTTGGAATTCCTCAAAAAACTGGCGTTGCAAATCCGCGGTCAGGTGAACCGCACGGCGCAAACGACGGATTGTTGAACCGTTATCGGCATAAACCGCATTGTCCAGGCTGTAAATTTTGCCATTTTCAAAGTCGCCCACTAGGTTTTTGCCAGCAAAAAACGCATAGCAATTTGAACGGTGGCGATAGTAAGTGCCAGCACCTTCGTCCCAGGATAGCCATTTGTGCCATTGTTGCGTGGCCAAGTCATAAACCCATGTCAAGTCAATCGAAGGAAACGTCACGACATACATTTCGTGGCCTTCAATTTGATAGGTGTAAGCAAACGCGTCGGACACGTCCACGCCAACCAGGCTTTGTTCCACCGCATGGGTTGATGCTCTTACCAGGGTGTAACCGTTAATGGCGCCAATGATTGCCTGGCCGCGTGTGTCGCGGCTCACAAACATAAACGATTCGCCAAAACGGGAAACTGAATATTTGGCCGCGCAACCGTGCTGCATGGTTGTGCCGCTTACCCGCTGAAACGGAAAAGTGGTCAATCCGGAAATTACGTTGCCAACGTCCACCCAAACTTCGGTGGTGACTTCGCCAAGCAAATAAACCTGGCGGTGGTCAACAATCAAAGCCACCAGGTTATCAGGGGCGCCGTCTTTGCTGCCGTAATTGCCGGTTGTGCTTACGGCAAGGCCAAGGTTGGTGGCGGCCCAATTTTGGGTTCCTGGCTCGTTGTAAATGATGTACGAATCCACCGTGTCGGTGGACGTGGCGCCTTGCCAAAGTCCGTCAGTCGGCGGCAAAACGGCAAACGTGTTTGTGCTGGCCACCCAGGTGTAACGGTTGGGGCCGTCCACAATATAAGCGGTCAGGCCGTTGTTGGTGGTCACGTTGTCCGTGATTTCAACCTGGCCGGTGCTGGTAGTCAGCGTTCCAATTTGCGTTGCCACAAAAGCGGTGGTAACGCTGTAAACAAGGCTGCCAACAATGACAACCAAATACTGGCCACCGGACAACGCCCGCATTCCGCGCACTTCCGCGTTTGCCAAGGCCAGTTCTTGAACCAATCCAGGGGTTGGGTACAACGCAACAATGCCGCGGCTTCCAGGCTGCTTTGTGGGGTCAATTTCAGGGTAAAAATTGATGCACTCTTGCGCGTCTTGATAGATTGACGGGGCTTCGTAAGAAGCGCCCACGAAGCCAAAGTCAGGCATTATGCAAATCCCCCATCCATGATGAAACCGGCATCTTTCGATTTGCCCATCAACAATGTGTCAGGGTAACGCGCCACTTGCGGCGGCCGCATATTGGTGCGCTTGATTGTTGCCTTTGCTTGGGCTGCCAAGGAATTTATCATGGCCATTTGAACCTGGTTCATTTTTCCATACATCGGCAACAACCGTTCAGCCAAGCACCAGCGCAACGCGTTGATGTAGCCAGGCGGCAAGGCAATGTCGTTTGTTTGCGCGGTGAACGTGCGAAATTGCGTGTAAGCAAACAAGTGCATTTCGCCTTGGGCGGGGTTTGGCCAAACGTAAATCGTGCCAAGGTTTTCGCTTGCCTGGTAATAAATGCCCTTTGGCCAGGGGCCGTTCAATTGCTTTAGGCCAATGGATTCATATTGTTCCAGCGCAAAAATGGCCACGGGGTAATCCAGGCCGCCACCGTAAATCGGGGCGCCGTTGCTGGTCGTGGTCACGCGCACAAACGCGGATTCGATGGTCAGCGGGCGTTCGTAGTAACCTTGAATGGTCGTGCTGGTTACGGTTTGCGATTGGCTTACGGTGTAGGTTCCAGCCTCGTTGACGTTGCCGCCACCGCCGCTGTTGAAGTTCACAATTGTGGTTCCGGCTGCAACACCAGTTCCCGACAGCGTTTGGCCAATTGTGATGGCGCCCGAAGTCACGCCATTGGTTGGAATGGTCAAGGTTATGCCGCTGATTGAACCGGTAAACGTGCAGCCAACCTGGCCGCCTGGGCCGATGGTGTATTGAATTTGGTTTTGAACGACGGGAAAAATGATTTCGGTTTTATAGAAAACCATCATGTTTTCATTCGACCATTGGGCGCACATATCGTTCAACATATCGTAGCCGTCTTGGGCTTCGTCAGCGGTCGGCGCTTCACCAGCCGCCAAAGCGCCAATGTCCTTCATGGCCCTGGTAACAATATCAAGCGGCGTTGTCATGGTGTCCCCTTATCAGCAATCAATTGCTTCGGCAAATTCAGGTAATGTTTTCACATAT